TTGCAGACGGTATCATGCGTATGCTTGATAAGACCGGACTTCTGCACGGCTACAGCTTCAATAGTTGGTCTGATGTGATCACCTATGACGAAGCGTTTATTGAAGACTGGCTGGCATCTGACCAGACTAGTCTCTACTATTCGCTTCAGGTGATGGGAGACACTCAAGACAAGACCAGCGCCTATGCTGCCTTGGATGAGGAAGACGTCGAAGATTACCTGGAGTCGCTTCTAAATGACCCTGCTCCTGATTGTAATTGCGGCGAATGAACCCTTATCAAAAACTACTCTCACGTAAACGTACTTGGACACCAGTCCAAACTACTGCTGGTAAACTTGTCGAAGGTGCGGAAGAAACTATCTACCGTGCCTTGGCAATCCGCCACATGGAACTACCAGTCGGTGATTTTATTACTGATGCCTTGAAGAATGAAGTTCCACATTCATCACGAGAACTACTCTTATCCAACGTTAAGGATGAGGAAAACCACGACCTTGCTTTGGGTTACATCGCCAATGCTATCGGCGTGGATCAGGAAGCTGAGAAGGAAGCGATCCGGTTGCGTGATGCATGGATTGCACATCCTGATCACACGATCCTCAAGGCACTTGTTGCCGAACGTGCGATCTTTTTCGTCTTGCTTCCCTTTTTCCGTTTCAATGGTGACGCTGGACTACGAACAGTCTCAGCAGACATCTCGCGGGATGAGCAAGTCCACGTATCAGCGAACTCGTTGATCTGCCGTGAACTTGGTCTTGAGGTTTCTCCTTCTTTGGATAAGCTCCGGAAGGCAACCATTAATTGGGTAATGCAACCTCTCAAGGCAAACAACCCCAATAAATATCTGAACAAAAAATTTTGGCTGGATAGCAGTGATCGCCTAATGTACGAAGGTAAAGCACCTGAGCTTGTAGAAACTAAGCGAGCACGTATGCCAGCGTTCTTTGAACATGCAAACCAAAACCTACCACAGTATGCCTGAGTTTGGCCTTACTGTAAGGCGTCTTCTTGAAGAACTTGAAGACGTTTATCCACCAGTTAACCCATCTCCTGACACACCACTAAACCAGATCATGTATCGAGCTGGTCAACGTAGTGTGTTGGAGTGGATCGAAAACAGACTTGATGAGGAATCTTAATCATGGGCGCAAAAAGGCGCGAACATCATAGGCGCGAAGAAGGAAAACGTCAGGCTGGTATTGATGCAACGGCAGCCCGCATTGCACAAGAACAAGAACAAGCAAGGTATCAAGTCATGATTGATGCTTTGAAACCGAAAGCTTTGGCAGAGGTTACCCCACCTCGAACCATCCAAAGTACTGCCGATGACACTCGTGGCGGTGTCCGTACGGCTCGTAGCACTCGTGGTACCGTCAAAGGTCTATCACGTGGGTTGGCTTCACTTCGTATCCCCCTTAACATCGGTGGTGGCACCGGTGGTGGTCTTAACATTGGTTAATTAAATGAACGCTAAAAGCAGGTACGATCATCTATCTAGCTACCGTTCTCAATTTCTAGACACAGCGGTTGAGTGCTCAAAGCTCACCATTCCTTACCTCATCCAGCGTGATGAGTTCCGTGTTACCCATCAAACTTTAAAGCAACCTTGGCAATCCGTAGGTGCTAAGGGGGTAGTGACACTTGCATCTAAATTGATGCTGTCCCTCCTACCTCCCCAAACTACGTTCTTCAAACTTCAACTTCGTGATGACAAACTAGGCGAGGAACTACCCGCTGAAATGAAATCCGAACTTGACTTAAGCTTTGCCAAGATGGAGCGTATGGTCATGGAGTCGATTGCTGCTTCCAGTGATCGAGTTGTTGTCCATCAAGCTCTCAAGCATCTGGTTGTTGGTGGTAATGCCCTAATTTTTATGGGTAAGGATGGGTTGAAACATTACCCACTAAATCGCTACGTTGTCGATAGAGATGGTAACGGTACCGTAATTGAGATCGTAACCAAAGAACTGATTAACAAAAACCTTCTACCTGATGACATTCTCAAAGACCCTCCGACCGTTATGGACGAGAGTTTTGCACATGAGGATGACGTAGAAGTTTATACACATGTACGCCTAGACAACAATCGTTGGCTATGGTATCAGGAAGTCTATGGTAAAAAGATTCCAGGATCCGATAGTAAGGCTCCAAAGGATGCTAGTCCTTGGCTTGTACTGCGCTTCAATTCTGTCGATGGCGAAAACTATGGACGGGGTAGAGTTGAGGAATTCTTGGGAGATCTTAAGTCGCTTGATGCACTCGCCCAGTCCCTCGTAGAAGGCTCTGCAGCAGCCGCTAAAGTCGTCTTCGTGGTATCACCCTCAAGCACGACTAAAGCACAGACGCTGGCGAAGGCAGGCAACGGTGCGATCGTCCAAGGTCGTCCCGATGACATCGGTGTTATTCAAGTCGGTAAAACGGCAGACTTTAGCACCGCTATGACCATGATGCAACAGCTTGAGCGCCGCTTGGCTGAGGCATTCCTAATTCTTACAGTGAGACAGTCCGAACGGACTACTGCTGAAGAGGTCCGTCTTACTCAACTTGAACTTGAACAACAGCTTGGCGGTTTGTTCTCTTTGCTGACTGTTGAATTCCTACTTCCTTATTTGAACCGCAAGATGCTGGTTCTTCAACGCAGTGGACAACTCCCACGTATTCCTAAAGATCTGGTCAATCCTACTATTGTTGCAGGTATCAATGCTCTTGGTCGTGGTCAAGATCGTGAGTCTCTCACTTCCTTCATCATGACTATTGCTCAGACACTTGGACCTGAAGCACTGATGCAATACATCAACGCTGACGAAGCTATCAAGCGTCTGGCTGCAGCACAAGGTATTGACGTACTGAATCTTGTTAAGTCTATGGAGCAGATTCAACAAGAACAAGACGATGCTGCACAACAACAAGAGGATATGATGATGGCACAACAAGCTGGTCAACTCCTCAAAGCTCCACTGGCTGATCCATCCAAGAACCCAATGGCAGGTGAAACTGTCAACGCGGTAATGGGTGAGGAAGTCATTCCCCCAATGCAATAACTATGGCAGAAATTCTATCCTACGATCCAGCTGGTGATCCCGAAATTGTCGGTGCTATTGAATCCGACGAAGCTGAGTCTCTGGCTATTGGAGAAGAGATGATCAACCAAGCTAACGCTAGGTTGGCTGGAAAGTACAAAGATGCACAAGAGCTTGAAAAAGCTTACATCGAACTTGAAAAGAAACTAGGTTCACGCGATGCACAAGAAGAAACGTCGGAACCAAAAGCTCAAGATCAGCAAGAACCGTCTGAGTATTCTACGCAAATCGAAGCCATTAGTAGAGCTTCGGAAGAGTTCAACTCGAAAGGTGAACTGAGCGCCGAGACCTTGGCTGAGTTTGAGAAGATGTCTTCTAAGGAACTCATCCAAGCTTACTTTGAGTATGAGCAAGGTCTTCCTGCAATGGATGCACCTCAAGCAGTTGAACTGTCACAAGCTGACATCAACAGCATTCAAAACTCTGTAGGCGGTGAAGCCGCTTATCAGCAACTCGTTGGTTGGGCTGCTGAAAACTTTAGCCAAGCTGAGATTCAAGCCTTCGATAACGTTGTTGATTCTGGTAATGTCGATGCTATTAACCTGGCTCTCGCTGGGTTGAAGGCACGTTACACTGATGCCAATGGCTATGAAGGTACTATGATTCAAGGTAAAGCTGCAGCTCCTGCTGACACATTCAAGAGTCAAGCAGAAGTTGTACGGGCAATGTCCGATGCTAGGTACGATCGTGACCCGGCATACCGTGACGAAATCATGCAGAAGCTTGCCCGCTCTGATCTTAAATTCTAATGAACGACACTAACATCTGGGCCAAAGAGCCACCCCTTATTATGACCGACCATCCCTACGGTGTCCCACATAACGAACGAGCTGAGCAGCTCAACGGTCGCCTTGCTATGCTTGGCGTCATGGCTGCTCTTGGCGCTTACGCGCTGACTGGACAAATCATTCCTGGTATCTGGTAATGCCTCAAGGTAAAGGAACCTACGGTTCACAGAAAGGTCGTCCCCCTAAGAAAGGGACTAAGAAGTAATGGCTAAGCCTGGTCTTTACGCAAACATCCACGCCAAACGCAAGCGTGGTGGAAAAATGAGAAAGCCGGGGGAGAAAGGCGCACCCTCGGCTCAAGACTTTAAAAACGCCGCTAAAACTGCTAAACGTAACAAACTCAAAATCGCATGAAATTCCTTGCTATCCTCCCCGCAACCCTGATTGCTGCTGCCCCTGCTCTGGCTGGTCCCTACGCTAACATCGAAGCCAACAGCGGTTTCACTGGTTCTGATTACACCGGTACTGCTACTGACTTCCACCTCGGTTACGAAGGTTCCTCCGGTGCAGCTTCCTTTGGTCTCCAAGGTGGTCCTACCGTTGTCTCCCCTGATGGTGGTGAAGCTGAGACTATCCTGACTGGTAAGGTCTTTGGCTCTGTTGCTGCTAGCGATAAGCTTTCTGTCTATGGTGAAATCTCTGCTGCTTTCGATGACGTGAACAGCTATGGCACCAAGGCAGGCGTAAAATATAGCTTCTGATTATTATGATTGAATGTCCCACCTGTACCCCAGCGCAACAATACGTTCTAGAACAACTGCAAGTTAAAGCGGATATTACAGACCCTGTTGCCCTGGCAGTCATCTTGGGAAACATTCAACAGGAATCAAACTTCCGTCCCAATGTCTGCGAGGGTGGTGCTATCGTTCCTTACGATCGCTGCCTTCGTGGTGGGTACGGTTTAATCCAATGGACCACGCCCAGACGTTATCATGGTCTGGGCAGATTCTGTAAAAGATACGGATGCGACCCAAGTAGTTTGAAAGGTCAAACCCGTTACATGATTAACGAGTTACGCTTCCGTGCTGAACTCGCTGAATTTCAAACGCCTTACCAACAACTCCCCTATTACATGAACTCCGCCTACTACTGGTTGGGTTGGGGGATCAAAGGTAATAGGGTGAGTTATTCATACTCCTTCCTGGACAAACTTAAATGACTGCAACAATTGCTTTACAGCAGAAGAATGCCTGGGACCAGTTTTGTGACTGGGTTACTTCTACTAACAACCGTCTTTATGTAGGTTGGTTTGGAACACTGATGATTCCGTGTCTCCTTGCCGCCACCATCTGCTTCATTGTGGCATTCGTTGCCGCTCCACCTGTTGACATCGATGGAATCCGTGAACCTGTTTCAGGCTCCTTGTTGTATGGAAACAACATCATATCAGGAGCCGTCATTCCGAGCAGCAATGCCATCGGACTACACTTCTACCCA